ACCGTTTCAGCGTTGCGGTATTCAGATATTTTTTGATTGATACGGCATTTTAATGTTTCTTTGCCGTCCGTGATGGTGACTGTCTTTGCTGTCCTTGCGGTGACTGTATAAGTCCAGACACATTCATGGTCACAAATGCTTGTCATACTGTACTGGGTTCCTACTTCAAATTTTTTCATGTTTATTTCCTCACTTTCTTTGATGTGTTCTTTGCTTTAACTGTCTTTATTATATACCTACGTAAGTATAAAAGCAATCGGCAGAATACACAAACTTACGTAAGTATATTTGTACAATTTGTATACTTACGTAAACTTGAAAGATGTGCTATAATGTCCGTATAACTCAAAAAAAGGAGGTCATACCAGATATGAAAAAAACAGAGGAAAACAAGCCGGAGCAGGCGGCAGAAGAAGAAAAGAAAAAGTGGACGGTTCCACGGGGACCGGCGGCAACAAAGGCAAAGAATGAATACACCCGCAAACACTATGACCGGGCAGAAATGATACTGCCAAAGGGAGCGAAAGCAAAGATTGAAGCGGCGGCGAAAAAGCAGGGAATGTCAAGAAATGAATACATTCTTGCGGCAGTGAAAGAAGCATACCAGAGGGACACGGGGGAGGGCTTACTTGATGGTCAACAAGATACTGAATGACGTACACAGGTATAATGAAGCGGCACTGGTGGAAGCGCAGAGTGTTCACGGTGAGTTTTCATATTTTCTTCAATCAGACCGGGAAATGATAGGGGAAGTAATGGAGCAGGTCACGGAGCTGGCGGCAGCAGAGGGAGAAAGAGCCGGGAGAGTATGCGCACAATGCGGGAAAGAAATTGACTCGGTAAAAGATGGTTTTGTCATGTGCAGGGATAATTTTATACAGGCAAAGTATTTTCAGGAAATGGACGGGAGCGACAATATTTTTTGTTCGCAGGACTGCGCCTGCCAGTATCAGACCGGGAGTATATGCAGTAATAAAAGATACACAGGTATAAAAGGACCCCGGAGGGCAGCAGTCTTCCGGGGTTCCTGAATGTTGTACTAACTGTACATAGCCCACGGGTAGTGTAACATTAGTACAACACTACCCGAAAGAAATACCCGTGATATTGTTTTCGCTGTCAATCCGTATTTCTTTGATTGCGGACCGCCAAAGCGTGCGCTTTTCTTCACGGGTCAATGTATCATAAATTTGTTTGAAATCATTTTGCAGCAGGGCTTCCACTGCGGAAAAGTCCGGGGGTTTTTCTTCCACGGGTTCCGGCAGTTGGTTCAATGCCGCCTGATACATTTGATAATCTTTTTTATAGTCTTCAATGTCTATGAGGTCATTCACATATAATTCCTTTAACTTTTTGAGTTTGCGCTTTATTACGGCTTTATCCGTGCCGGACATGGCACGCTTTTTCTTTTTTGCGGCTTTCACTTCCCATTCCAGCTTGCAGCGTTCCAGTTCTTCCGCAAGATGTAAAAAAAGCCAGTCTTCCACAAAGTCTTCCCTGATTTCTTTTTTGTGATTGCACTTGCCACGCTGAAAATGCTGGTTGCAGCGGTAATAATAATAGCCGCCGTGTATCACCATACGCCCGACAAGGTTATGGCTACATTCAGCACACTTCAAAATTGATGTAAAAATATACACCCTGCCGGACGGGGAAGACCGGGCATTTCTCTTTGTCAATTCCTGAACATGGTCAAATTGTTCATTACTGATGATGGGCGGGCAGAAATTGTCATTGTACCTGCCGCCCCGGTCATATATCCCGGTGTACAGCTTTTCATGGAGCATACGCCGGAAAGTAGCGTCACACCAGTTCACGCCGTATCTTTCCCGGATATATTTTATTGTCCCCCGCTGGCTGACGGTGCTTTCATAGTGGCTGAAAGCGTCCTGAACAATGTCCGCTTGTCCCTGAACGATTTCCAGCCGCTTTTCATCATTGACACGATACCCAAACGGGCAGGACCCGGAAACAACTGTGCCGTGGGCAATTTTGCTGTCAAAAACTACGTCTATTCTTTCCCCGTCAATGTCGGCTTCATTCTGCGCTATGGATAACTTGACATTGATATATAACCGCCCGTTTGCGGTAGATGTGTTGTATTCTTCATCACTTGTGACCCAGTTGCAGTTGTGCGCTTCCAGTATCTCCATGACTTTGTAATAATCGGCAACGGACCGGAACCACCTATCAAGGCGGCAGAACAGTAGCACGTCAACTTCATCACGCTTTACGGCTTCAATCATTCTTTGAAATTCAGCCCGCTTGTGCATATTCTTCCTTGCTGTTTTGGCAGCGTCAATGTACACGCCGACAATCACCCAGCCTTGTTCCTTTGCGTATGTTTCAAGGCGTTCTTGCTGTGCTTCCAAAGACAACCCCTTTATTTTTTGTTCTTCCCCTGATACCCTGATATAAAGGGCAACACGCACAAGAGCGTCTGCGCCCGGTTGCTTTTTTTGCATAAAAAATCACCTGCATTTCCTTTGATTTCCCGCTTGCAGGTGCTATAATACAAATGCAGGCGGTATGTTGTATCTGGTATGATATATAGTTTGCAAAACGGCGGTAGTGTTCCCAGCACTGCCGCCGCACTTTTTATTGATTTTGTAGATTATTAAAAAAGTGCAGCAGTTGTTCTTCTTTTGTCAAATTGTTATATTCTTCCAATATGCTTCCAAGTCTACTTATGCAAGTTAATTCTTTGTATTCAGCATAAGAGAAATAAGAATCAGGGAAGTATTGGCATGATGAAAAAGAGTATTTTTCTAAATCATCATTATTGCCGTTTTCATTTTTTGCATATTCGTAATTTATAACAATATATGGACCACTTTCTTTTTTGTACTTTTGGTCTGTACAGCCATCTGTAAAAGCTATTTGAAATACACAAGAGCCATTATATTTTACATCTGAATATGGCAATCCGACATTGGCAATATATTCAGACGCTTCCGTATAAGAAAAAGAAGAATCAAAGTCCAAATATAATTGTTGCAGTTTATCAATTTGAACCTGTGATAGTGAATCGTAAGTAACAGGCTCATTTTCATTTTTCGCATTATCTGATAAATTTTTTTGAGAATCTTTGTTTTCACTATCCGCAATTTTAGGATATAATTGAACACTTTCAGGGAAACCATCACTAAAAACGGAAGAAACGACACCGTTTTCTAAAACAACAGAATATTTCTCACCAGAAGACCAAACGGCGAAAGTATTATCGTTATTTTTGAAAACATAGTTGATAGTATCAGATATACCACAGTCAACAAGTGTCAAAAAAATATCATCTGCCTGAGCTGCGCCAACTTCCATATTTTTTTGAATGTTCTTTATAGATTCTTGATAGTATTCATACTGCGCAGATAATTCAGTATATTTTTCGGAAGTAGAAGAACTGCAGCCAGTCAATAAAAAAGCCATAGATAAAGATAAAATGATAAATTTATTTCTCATAAGTTGCCTACTTTCTTTTTGGAGCTGCCCAGCAGAGCAGAAGCCCTGCTGGTTTTACTGGTTAGAAGCCCGGCTTATGCTTTCTTTTTCTTCCGGGTTCGTGGTGTCTGCGGAGGTATTCAAAGCAGATTGTGCCGTCTTTTGCACATGATTGGAGCGACTTTTTATATATGCCGCTTCCGCTTCTTCCACCGTCATGGTTGGTTCCGCAGGTTCGTCACGGACAGCGGCTAACCGTTCTTTGAAATGCTTCACAAGCATTTTTCTAATATCCGGGTCAAGTTCAAAGTACGCTTTCATAATGTCAACTTCTAATTCAGTCCCGCCCCGTTGCCGTACAAAGTCGTCAAGGCTGAAAGTTGGTGCTTGTATGTACATAGGTTCTGTACCGTTCCGCAGCCAGTCTTCATTCAGGTTGAAAGCCATGCAGAGAGCCTTTATTGTGGGGTCCGTAACAGTAGCCCCGGACTTTTCAAAAGTGCTAACGCTGGTTTGCTTCATTCCTAATTGTGTAGCAAATTCAGTTTGACTAAGGTGCAAAACATTTTTCCTGAAATCCTTAATCCGTTCATTGATATTCAATTTTCTTCACCCCCTTTCTTTGATGTAAGTTAATGATAACGTGCTACGTTAAAAAAGTCAATAGAAATATCAAAAAACCTATTGACAAATAACGTAGCACGTTATATTATATGAGTAAATCAACGTAGCACGATATATAAAAATCAATCTACATTAAAAATCGGAGGTAAAGCCCTATGATGAAAATTGAATTTGAAGCACTTGCAGGATATGAAGTAAGCGTATCAGACTATGACAATATCATTGAACCTATGTACATGGCTACAAACTTAAACAAAGCGGAGTTTGTGAAGGTTATCTGCAAAGAAAGATTTGCACTGAAAAGCCGGGAAGAGCTTATTCAGGAAATGAAGGGGATTGCGGAACACTTAAAGCAGACCTGCGAACACTTCACGGACTATGAAGCGGAAGAAAAGCTGAAAGAGCTTGCGGAAGAATACAAAGAGCGGTTCGGACCCTACAAGGGCGGCTTCTTCCTGAATACAAGACAC